GATACATTCTCAACGTATGGGACAGTGAAGGTGTTCGTTATGATGAACCTAAACTAAAGATGATGGGTATTGAGGCAGTCAAGTCATCAACTCCTGCACCTTGTCGTACAATGATTAAGGATGGACTTAAGATAATGATGAATGGCACAGAAGAGGAGGTGATAGATTACATTGATAAATGTAGAGTGAAGTTTAAATCACTTCCTCCAGAGGATATTGCATTCCCTCGCACAGTATCAAACGTCCAGAAATATCACTCACGCACAGACATATATTCTAAGGGAACACCTATACATTGTCGTGGGGCACTTTTGTTTAATCACTATATAAAGGAGAACAAGTTAGATAAAAAGTATTCCTTAATTGGAAACGGTGAGAAGATTAAGTTTTTATATTTGAAGAAACCTAACATTATCCGAGAGAATGTAATCTCTTTTATACAGGACTTCCCCACTGAACTTGGTCTTGACAAATACATAGACTATGATTTACAATTTGAGAAGAGTTTTGTAGAACCACTCAAAGCAATCCTTGATGCGATTGGGTGGAACGTTGAAAAAACTGTGAATCTAGAACTGTTTTTTACTTAACCACACCACAAATTTAATGACCTTAGAATTTATTCTGATACTTTTAGCACTTCCTTTTGTATCATTAACACTTTACTTTGGAACAAAAGGTGGTTATTATGACAGTGATGACTATAATGGTGATGGATGTGCACATGATGTGAAACGATGATTGTTCACGCAACAGTTTATCTCACTATCTTCATTCTTTTGATTCTCGCTTTTGGAGCCTTTGACCCATGAATTATGAACCTATGACTGATTTCAACAAAGACGTAAAACGTATTGCTGATAGTTTAGAACGTATTGCTTCTATTCTTGAAAGTAATGTTCACGTAAGTATTGATCATGGCCACATTGAACATATTGATCACGTTGATCATACACACATCGATAGTGGTGATATAAATACGCATACGAAGACATGGTAATTAATACTGAAAAATTAATGAGGATATACAAGGTAGTTAAGGTTAAACCTAAACCTAAGTATCCACCAGTTCGTAAGTCGTATAACATTCATACATTCGGGTAATGTTTAATAAGGTTAAAAGTTACTTAAAAGAAATTAGAGATGCTGCAAAGTATCTGCTTGATGGTCTTTCTGTAACTCTTGACCATATGGGTCGTAGACCAGTAACGGTTCAGTACCCTTACGAAAAACTGATACCATCCGAAAGGTATCGTGGTCGTATTCACTATGAGTTTGATAAGTGTATTGCTTGTGAAGTTTGTGTACGAGTATGTCCAATAAATCTCCCAGTTGTAGATTGGGTGATGAACAAAGAAACAAAGAAGAAAGAATTACGAAATTATTCGATTGACTTTGGTGTATGTATTTTCTGCGGTAACTGCGTAGAATACTGTCCAACTAATTGCCTATCTATGACGGAGGAATATGAACTTGCTACATTCGACAGACATCAACTTAACTTTGATAATGTCGCTCTTGGACGATTGCCCACTAATGTTACAACTGATCCCTCTGTTAGGCCCCTTCGTGAACTTGCATATTTACCCAAAGGTGAGATGGATCCCCACACAGTAAAGGATTCTGACCCTAGAGTTGGTAAATTACCAAACGAAGTTCTTGATTGGATGACACAAGATGGAACATCACAAACCAAACAATGATGACAAAATACCACTTTGGTTCTATTATACGGTTATAAGTATGGGAATCATGGTATTTGTTGCTTTTGGGCTTATACTTTTAGGTTCTTTATGATATAATATAAGGAACCGATGCTTTTTGATTAAATTATTATGGACTTCTTAAAAGAAATAGTAAAAGAGATTGGAGATGAATATACACAGATTGCGTCAGATATTGACGAGACTGAAAGATTCATTGACACAGGATCCTATGTTTTTAATGGACTCATTAGTGGGTCTATTTTTGGCGGTGTTTCTAGTAATCGCATTACTGCTATCGCTGGTGAGTCGAGCACTGGTAAAACTTATTTCTCTCTTGCTGTTGTCAAGAACTTTCTGGACACTAACCCTGATGGGTATTGCCTCTATTTTGATACTGAAGCAGCAGTCAATAAAGGATTACTGGAGTCTCGTGGAGTTGATACGACACGGTTGGTTGTTGTAAATGTAGTTACAATAGAAGAGTTTAGAAGCAAGGCACTTAGAGCAGTTGATATATACTTAAAAAAAGATGAAGATGATAGAAAACCTTGTATGTTTGTTCTTGATTCTCTCGGCATGCTTTCTACAGAGAAAGAAATTCGTGATGCTTTAGATGATAAACAGGTTCGTGATATGACCAAATCACAACTTGTCAAAGGTGCATTCCGTATGCTCACATTAAAACTTGGTCAAGCAAACATACCACTTATAGTTACTAATCATACCTACGATGTCATCGGATCTTATGTCCCAACTAAAGAAATGGGAGGAGGCAGTGGCCTCAAGTATGCCGCGTCTACGATCATTTATCTCGGCAAAAAAAAGGAAAAGGATAAGACAGAAGTTGTTGGAAACATTATTAAAGCTAAGACGGTTAAATCCAGACTCAGCAGAGAAAACCAACAAGTCGAAATAAGACTCTTCTATGATGAAAGAGGACTTGACAAATACTACGGTCTACTGGATTTAGGGGAGACTGCAGGTTTGTGGAAGAATGTTGCAGGTAGATATGAAATGGATGGAAAGAAAGTGTATGCTAAAGAGATATACAAAAACCCTGAGAAATACTTCACTGAAGATATTATGACTAAACTTGACGAAACTGCACAGAGGTTATTCTCATATGGAGCGAATTGAAACAACGATTCTTCGGAATCTCTTACATAATGAAGACTATGCTCGAAAAGTAATTCCTTTTATTCAATCAGAATTCTTTGAAGAAAGGAGTGAAAAGATCATATTTGATGAAACTGTTTCATTTATTACGAAGTACGATAACTGTGTAACTGTCGAAGCACTAAATATTGAGGTTGAGAACAGGACAGATCTTACTGCAGAAGAAGTAAAAGGCATTGTTGATATCAGCAAAGAATTGAATGACTCCCCCGTTGATTCGCAATGGTTACTAGATACGACTGAAAAGTGGTGTCGTGACCGTGCGATTTATCTTGCTTTGATGGAGTCGATTCATATTGCTGATGGAAATGATGAGAAGAAGAATCGTGATGCGATTCCAAACATTCTATCTGAGGCACTTGCTGTTTCTTTTGACAACAATATAGGACACGATTATCTACAGAACTATGAAGAACGGTATGAGTATTACCACAAGACGGAAGAGAAGATTCCGTTTGATCTTGAATACTTTGACAAAATTACCAAAGGTGGTTTACCTAATAAGACTCTTAATATCGCGTTGGCTGGTACAGGTGTCGGGAAGTCTTTATTCATGTGCCACGTTGCTAGCTCCGTGTTGTTACAAGGCAGGAACGTACTCTATATTACAATGGAAATGGCAGAAGAGAAAATTGCTGAACGAATTGACGCAAACCTCTTGAATGTGCCAATTCAACAACTGGCAGACCTTCCTAAGAATATGTTCGATAAGAAGGTAACTAAACTAGCAGACAAGACACAAGGACAACTTATTATCAAAGAGTATCCTACTGCTGCTGCACACTCAGGACATTTCAAAGCATTACTTAATGAACTTGCATTGAAAAAATCCTTTAGACCTGATATAATATTCATAGATTATTTAAATATTTGTGCCTCATCAAGATACAGGGCGAACGCCTCAGTCAACTCTTACTCGTACATTAAAGCGATTGCGGAAGAACTTCGGGGTCTTGCCGTGGAAGCGAATTTACCAATTGTTAGTGCAACACAGACGACTCGTAGCGGCTTCGCTTCTTCTGATGTTGATCTCACCGATACCAGTGAATCCTTTGGTTTACCCGCTACTGCTGATCTTATGTTTGCCCTCATCTCCACGGAAGAACTCGAAGGGTTGAGTCAGATAATGGTGAAACAATTAAAGAACAGATACAATGATCCTACAATTCATAAGAGATTCATTGTTGGTATTGATCGTGCGAAGATGAGAATATATGATTGTGAACAAAAAGCACAGGAGGATGTGCTTGACTCAGGAACCAATGAGGAGTATAATGAAGAAAAGATTCCTAAAAAATCATTCGCAGAGTTCAAATTCTAATGACAAAAAAAGTTGACTTTTCTAAATACGCTGTATTCGTGGATGGTGTCACATCCGATCCCAGTAAAGATTATAAATCTTTTATTGAAAGTCTTAGTTCCCTTGACGGAAAGGGTGCCAATATTAATCGCCTTACCACTGCTGCTGTTGGGATTAGTGCTGAAGGTGGTGAGTTTATGGAGATCGTTAAGAAGATGGTTTTCCAAGGTAAGCCTTGGGATGAGCATAATCGAAAGCATCTTATTATTGAGTTGGGTGACGTTATGTGGTACGTAATGCAAGCCTGTATGGCACTTAATGTTTCAATTGATGACGTAGTACAGGGAAACGTAGATAAATTAAAGAAGAGATATCCGGGTGGAGACTTTGATGTCTACTATTCAGAAAACCGTAAACAAGGAGACCTATGAGGGATCAATTAATCAGAGCACTTTTAGCACACGCACAAGGTGACATTCAGAAACACGTTGCTAACGTAGAGGTTTATTTAACAAACCCTGCAGGTATTGGTGAGCATTCCGATATCACAGAAGCAATCGAAACTGAACTCAATATAATTGCTAAGTACCATGATCAGATTGAAGTAATAAATAAATACTTCAAAAAATAAAGGTTAATGGGTTTATTCTCAGCATTAAAAAGCGATAGTTTAAAAACATCCGATAGGGTAAATGCTTTCTTAGATAAGTTTGATAAGAAAGCAAATTTTACGATGGTAGATGGTAGCAACGTAAAATTAAAAAAAATAGAATATGAAACAGAACAATATTTACCAAATAAAAGTGATGAACTAAGATCAATATTATTAACATATCCTAAGTTGGGAAGAACCTTTAAATTATACAGCACTACTGGGCCAATATTATCAATATCAAAATTAGCAAAAGTTCCTGAGTTCGGTGGTCAAGGAAAAGCAAAGACAGGAAAAATATCAACTGGTGGTGTGGTTACTGAGGTATTAAGTGAAGTTGGGTTTTGTTTTTATTTTGCTTTAGATGTTAATAATCAACTTGATAGGTATAGTGTTGACTCTTGGACAACTGTAAAAAATACAGCAGATTTTAAAAAGTTATGTAATCAATATAGAGGTGTTGTTTCTATGTTGTCATATCAATTCAATGATATCAAAGATATGGACAGTCAACTAAGTAAGATGCATAGTTTTTTAACCACTGAAGGATTTGATGAAATCATTAGAAGACAGGTAAAAAAATTTAGATCAACTTATAAAAATATTACATCAAGTTTTTTTATTGCAAGACCAAGTGCCTTACCAACTACACAAAGTCCTTATACAGCATATAATAATATCGCAGATTCTTTGAAAGATTATATTGGTAATCCTAGAAAGATAGGCCCTGATAAGTGGAATCCTGCAGACTTTTGGATTTTTAGTAGAAGAGGATTACAACTTATAGAACAGTGGAATGTTAAATCTAAAAGATTAAAAGCATTAGATTCTGAAACATATTCATCAAGTTATATGAATCTCGTAAATCGACAACTGATTAAACTATATGAGAAGGGTGAAGTATATCCAGTATCATTAAAGAAAAGTGGCCCATCTGTTAAGATAAGTGAAATTAATCTTGGTAAAGATGAAGTAGAACAAACATTGGAATATGATAGAGTTTTACTAGCACCAACAAACCAAGACGTTCAGATATACTATAAGATAAAAACCTTTAATAATAAAAAATTAATATCAACAAAAAATTATTATGCTAAGATGAAAACTTTGAGTGGTGGATTTAGATTAGAATTATTTGAAGCAGGTAAAGGTGGACAGGCAAGACATGGTTCAATTGGTGTTGGTCTACAAAATTTTATCATCTATGATACAGATCGAACAGGTATAGGAGTATTGCAAGATATAAGAGATGAGTTTGATGATAATCCTGACATATATGATAAAATCCCAACAAAAGGATCAAGAAACTGGATGGGTGTGAATAACTATAGTAAGATGGGTAAGAATGCAGAAGCGTTATTACCTTACGTGAACAAAATGATGGAAACAATTAATGGTGCCGATTCTAAATTTAATGATGAAAAATTTGGTGGCAGTAGACCTTTAGCAATAGCAACTAAAGCTGGTGCAGGTGAAATGGCAGTAGCGATTACAAAAATATTAAATCGCAATGCCAGAGACATCACCATTGAAAATTTACATTTAGCAGCAGGATCTGGTGGTGTTCAAGTTGGAGCAAGTCCTCAACAGATAGCAGCAAGAGCAAGAAATCTTGGAATGTCTGAAGATGAATTAGTTCTACCAGTTGATATGGGGACATATGATGCAATACTTGGAGCAGGATTTCATTTAAAAATCTCATGAATAAAGAAATAGACGAATTGTTCGACTCGTTTGAAACGAAGTCAAAGAATAAGAGACAGATCTTCAATGACTTTCTCTATCACGTATTTCTCTCTTTTGAGAATATGATCAAGAATAAGAAGCACAAACGGAAATCAGATAAATATAAACAAATGCAACAAAAAATTATTAATTATCTCATTGCGAATGAAAACGTAGTGATGATGAAACTTTGCAAATGAAATCATTTTCACAATTTTTTACGGAATCAAATGCTGTCCAACAGGCCACACGTATGGGTCTGAAGGGTGATGGTCATGGAGGATGGTACGATAAAAAGGGAGAGTTTGTAGCAAAGACAGAGAAAGGCACATTAAAATTTTTTAATAAGAGGCAAAGAGTAGGACAACAAGATCCACCAAGTACAGATAAAGAAAAGAGATTATCAGCACCTAGTTCAGCACCAGCACCAAAAGAACAACCAGTTCAAGAACCAAAGATGGTGATGGAACCACCAGAGGTGGAGAAAACAAAAGGAACTTTGACAATTGCATTTGGTAGATTCAATCCACCAACTACAGGTCATGGTAAGTTATTAGATACTGTTGCATCTAATTCAGATGAGGGAGACTATTTGATTGTCCCTTCAAGATCACAGGATAAGAAGAAGAATCCATTAGATGCTGATACAAAGATTGCAGTAATGCAAAAGATGTTTCCAAATCATAAGGATAAGATTGTAAATGATCAGGCAAATCGTACAATCTTTGATGTATTAAAGAAGGCACATACAGATGGGTATGCAAATGTGAGAATACTTGGTGGTGCAGATCGTGTAAATGAATATGAGAAATTAGCAAATAATTACAATGGTAAACTCTATGCATTTGATAATGTAGAGGTTGTATCTGCAGGAGATAGAGATCCAGACTCTGATGATGTGACAGGTATGTCTGCATCAAAACAAAGAAAGGCAGCTGCTGAAGGTGACATCAAAGCATTTATGAAAGGTGTTCCAGATTCACTTAGTCAGAAAGATGCGGAGGAGTTATTCAATAAGATAAGAAAGGCAATGAATATTAAGGAAGGTTGGAATCTATGGGAGATTGCACCTAAGTTTGATTGGAAAGGTCTTCGTGAAAACTATATCAATGAAAAGATATTCCGTGTTGGCCAGATGGTTGAAAATGTAAACAGTGGATTGGTTGGACGTATTATACGTCGTGGTGCAAATCATTTGATATGTGTCACTGAAGATAAGATGATGTTTAAATCATGGATAAAGGATGTATCTGAGGCACTTGTAAATGGTACGAATATCTCAGGTGTTCCAGCAAATCAACGTGAAGTTGGTACTGATTCATTCCGAAAATACGTGGAAACTTTGGTTCCCGGAAGTAGTTACGGAAGACACTTTATAAATAAATATAGAAAAAAATTAAAAAAATAAATTAATGGACAAACCAGCGGCTGCTCCTGCTGTGGGAGCGAAGGAAAAAATCGAAAAGCAAGCACGTCAACTTGCATACGATTCACGCTATAAAGTTAAGCAATCTATGAAAGCGAAAGCTGGTGGTAGTATAGATCCTGCTGCTATGCGTAAGGCATATATTTCTCAATTAGCAAAGTCACCTGCTGCACCTGCTATCAAAGCAAGAGCAAAGCAAATGCTTATGGGTGAAGGATATATTGATGTCGATAATTTAATTAAAGAAACATCTATGTCTGCTTTGAAAAAAGTATTCGTAGAAAAGAAGATGGTTGTCACTAATGCAGATAAGGTTGGCAACACTCCTGCATATCAAAATTATAAGAAAGGTGATAAGAGATACGTAGCCGCTGATCATCTCAAGGAACAGGAGTTGAAAGAAGCAGATGAGAATAAAGGAGAGAAGACATTTAAGGTAAGAGTAACCGATAAGAAGACAGGTAATTCATATGTAAGAATGGCAAGTCGTGCGAAGATTGGAGAACTTCGTAACAATCCCGGTATTTCTTCTGTTGAGATGACAGGTTATGGCGAACCTACTAAATCAGAAAAATTAAAGGGAAGTCAGACATCCAAAGTGAAAAAAGGACTTGATCCAGTTGGTAAGGAAGATGGTGACATCAATAATGATGGTAAGAAAGATAAAACTGATAAGTATCTTGCAAACCGTCGCAAGGCAATCGGTAATGCAATTTCCTCAAAGAAGGAATCTATTGAGTGGGATTCACTTACTGAGTTATCTGAAAAGGTATCTGCTGAATCTGGTAAGAAGATTACTGGTAAAGGTGTAAACAACAAAAAACTTATCAAAGTTTTTCCTGACGAAGTGAAAGAACATCATCAAAAAGATG